TTATGTCAAGAGCAACACTAATTGATGAGCGTCCAGAAGAAGAGTTAGAAGCAACAGATCAACTCGACACAGAAGATACTGTAGAGACTCCAGAGGAACAACCTCAAGCAGAATCTGAACTTCCAGAAAAATACCAAGGTAAGTCAGTAGAGGATCTAGTGCAAATGCACCAAGAGCTTGAAAGATTTACAGGAAAGCAGAGTACGGAAGTTGGAGAGTTACGAAAAGTTGTTGATAACCATATTCAGACACAACTTGTTAACCAACCAGCACCTGAACAACAGCAACAAGAAGACGAAGTAGACTTTTTTGTAGATCCTACAACTGCTGTTAACCGAGCTATAGACAACCACCCTAAAATAAAAGAAGCACAAGCTTACACACAACAATACAAACAACAGGCTACTCTTGCACAGCTTAAATCTAAGCATCCAGAAATGGAAGGTATTTTGCAAGACCCTAAGTTTGCTGAGTGGATCAAGGGGTCTAAAGTCCGAACAAACTTGTTTGTACACGCTGACCAACAGTACGATTACGATGCCGCTGATGAACTATTTAGTAATTGGAAAGAACGTAACCAAGTAGTCCAACAGACAGCGCAAGCTGAAAAGGTAGCTCGTAAGAGTGCAGTACAGTCTGCTAACACAGGCAACGCTCGTGGAACATCAGAAGGATCTCGTAAGAAAGTTTATCGTCGTGCTGACTTAATTAAACTTATGAGAGAAGACCCTGACCGCTACATGGCACTACAGCCTGAAATAATGGCAGCTTATGCGGAAAGGAGGGTCAAATAGCCTAAAGGAGAAATACAATGGCTGAACAAACTTATCCCGGCACAGTTGGCGGTAACTCTATCGTCAATAAGGCCAAAGCAGACAAGTTCATTCCAGAGATTTGGAGTGACGAAATTATTGCTGCTTTTCAAAAGAACTTGAAGATGGCACCTCTTGTCAAGCGTTTATCTATGACAGGAAAGAAGGGTGACTTGATTCACGTACCTAAGCCCATTCGTGGTGAAGCAAATGCTAAGGTAGCTGACACTGCTGTCACTATCCAAGCAAACACTGAGACTGAGTTGCAGATCACTATTGATCGACACTTTGAGTACTCACGCTTCATCGAAGATATCGTAGAAGTACAGGCACTGTCCTCTCTGCGTCAGTTCTACACTGAAGATGCTGGTTATCAATTGGCTGTGACGGTTGACACTGACCTGATGAATGCAGCTACTGGCTTTGGTGATGGTACTCGTACTACTACTCCTGCTAACACTGGTGCAAACTGGGTTAACACTAACAGCTATTACTTTAATGCTGCTGCTGGTCTTGCTGCTTACGCAACTGACACAGTAACTGCTGGTGATAACTTTACTGATCTTGGTTTCCGCGAAGCTATCAAGAAGATGGATGATGCTAACGTACCTATGGACAATCGTTGCTTGGTGATTCCACCTGCTGCGCGTAAGTCTATCATGGGTATTGAGCGATACGTGTCCTCTGACTTTGTTGGTGGCCGTGGTGTAGAAACTGGATTGATTGGTAACCTCTACGGTGTAGACGTTTACGTTTCTGCTAACTGTCCTGTTATTGAAGTAGCTGCTCAGAACAGCGCCTCAACTCTTGACACTCGTGGTTGTTTGTTCTTCCACAAGGACGCTCTTGTTCTTGCAGAGCAAATGGCTGTACGTTAGCCAAACACAGTACAAGCAAGAGTACTTGTCTACTCTGTACACTGCTGACACTTTGTACGGCATTCAAACCTATCGTCCTGAAGCAGGATTTATCCTGTCACTAGCTGACGCTTAAGTTCTACGGGGGTCGCAATGGCCCCCTTTTATTTAAACATCTTAGATTAGGGTGTTTAACTAAAAGACACAACGGATAGGAAAGCCTTATGTCTAACTATGTAAAATCCACAAATTTTACTGCTAAAGATTCTTTACCTACGGGTGACGCCAATAAGGTTATTCGTGGTTCAGAGTTTGACACAGAATTTAATGCTATTCAAGTAGCCAGTGCAACCAAAGCAAACTTAGGATCACCTACGTTTACTGGTACAGCTACGTTTGCTAATCTTACTGTTACAGGAACCGTTACCGCAGGAACTATTGATCTTAACGGTGGTGCCTTAGATAACGTAACTATTGGTGGAACAACACCAGCCGCTGGTACGTTTACTTCTTTAGTCGCTACAACAGCAGATGTTAACGGTGGTACTATTGATGGTGCTGTTATTGGTGCCTCTACTCCAGCAGCGGGAACTTTTGCGGCTGTTGCTGGTACTACAGGTACGTTTTCAGGGGCTGTTACAGGCTCTAACTTAAGCATTTCTAACTGGAACACAGCTTATGGTTGGGGTAACCACGCATCCGCAGGGTACTTAACCAGTGTAGCATTTAGTAATATGGATGCTGCTGCTGTTGTTTTATCTTCAGAAACTTTTGCAAGTAACGACACTTCTTTACCTACGACAGCTACGATGACTGCAAGAATACTAGCAGCTTCTCTTGCGTCTGTTGCATCTCTTAATGATCTTAGTGATGTTAATCTAACACCTGCTCCAACAGATGGTCAGACTTTAGTTTATGATAATAGCACATCAAAGTTTAAAGCAGGTACTTCCGGTGCAGGGCTAGACGGTGGTTTTGCTAATTCAACTTATCTTACAGCTCAGAATTTTAACGGAGGCGGTGCATAATCATGGCTAGCATTATTCAAATACGCAGAGATACAGCATCTAACTGGACTTCAGCTAATCCAACATTAGCACAAGGTGAGTTAGGAATAGAAACAGATACACTAAAAGTAAAAGCAGGTACTGGTTCTGGGAACTGGGCCAGCCTTAGTTATCTAATTGATACAGGTAGTTATGTTACGGCAACTTACTCAGGTAATGTTGCAATTACTGGATCGTTAGCTGGGGACAACATTAAGCTAGATGGCAATACTGTTTCATCTACTAATACAAATGGAAACATACAACTATTCCCTAACGGCACTGGGTACACTGAGTTATACGGCAATACCAATGCTGGCACTATTAGATTCAACTGTGAGTCTAACTCTCACGGTGTAACAGTTCAAGGCCCAGCACACAGCGCAGCAGCAACCTACACAGTCAAACTACCAAACACATTGGGTCTGACTCAGGCATCAGGTCTTGTTACGTCAGATGCCAACGGTGTGGTGTCTTTTGACAACGGCACCATTGAAGAGTCCACAACGATAACGTCAAGCTCTAATGCAGCGACACTTAATCTGCGTGATGGCAATTCGTTTCTGCATGACCTAACTGAGAACGTCACCTACACATTTAGCAACCCTGCGGCAAGCGGAAAACTTTCTATGTTTACGCTAAAGATAATTCAGGACAGTTCGGCTAGAACCATTACATGGCCTTCCAGTGTTGATTGGGCAGCGGCTACAGCACCTACCCTGACGGCTACGAACAACGGCGTAGATGTATTTGTGTTCTTTACTATTGATGGCGGCACAACCTACTACGGCTTTACTGCCGGTCAGGCGATGGCGTAATGAGTAGTTCTGCGCTAAAACTACTTGCGGCCTCTGGTTCTAAGGGTGAAGCCACCTACGTTGACGATGTGTTTTCTACGTTTTTGTATGAAGGTACTGGTGTAAATCAAGTCATAGACAATGGGATTGCTCTTGCTGACGAAGGCGGTCTGGTCTGGTTTAAAAAAAGATCGGGTAGTGATAACAATTGCTTATATGACACTGAAAGAGGTGCAGGCAAAGTAATATTCTCTGGTTCCACAGGCGTGCAATTAAGTGCAACAGGCGCGGCACAGGTAACTTTTAGGTCTGCTGGTAATACTGGGTTTGAAACAGGCACCGGCTATGGTGGGTCAGAAAACGGGAACGGTGACGACATATGCTCGTGGACATTCCGCAAGCAACCGGGCTTCTTTGATGTTGTGACGTATACGGGTAACGCAACAAACGGTAGAGAAATAGCACACAATCTAGGCTCTGTTCCCGGTCTAATGATTTTCAAAGAGCTAGGAAATACGAACTATTGGCCTGTCTACCACAGATCTCTAGGCGGAACTAAGAATCTTTATTTAGACGGCACCGCCGCCGCCGCTACGTGGGATGGCAATTTTAACAATACTGCACCAACCTCAACAGTGTTCACGTTAGGCGGGCAGAATGAAAACAATAGAAATGGAGGGTCATA